ACTCAGTGCCGCGGCCAATACGGATAATGCCCGCGCACACTGAAGGGTTGGTTAAGAAGGCCCGCACCCCAAGGCCTGCTGTATGGATAAGCAACCGCTATATTTAGAGGATAGCACTCCTCAGACACTTTAACGCCAGTCCTTGGCGGTCCTACTCTTCCGACTAAGAGTTAACGGTTGGATCAACCGGCTCGATGAACTCGACGACGTACTGCACCATAATTCGACCTAGATTGGTCGAAGTCGTGCTGCTTTGCGCTGCATAAGCAAGCGCGAAAGGGGTCTGGAAATTCCCAGCGGCTACGCCAGCAGTGGCTCCGCTCAAGTACCACTTAAGCGACATCCGACTAATGTCAACCACCACAGGTTGCTTAGAGCGAGCCCAAATAGGGCCCCACTCAGAGCGACTCGTCTGCATCAACCTCCTAATTGAGAGGGATGAGGCGGCTGGATCAGCCTGATCGTACAACAGCGCCATACAGATTTCTCCGTTGGTGCTGGTTCCAACCACAGGTTCCCAAGTGAAGCTGGCACTCTTCACCCGGTACTTAGAAAATGCAGGCCCAAATGTCGACAGCCAAGGCAACTCTGTCGCGTTCCTCACATTGAAGTTCACGGTTCCAGTGACTTCGGCACCGGCAGTTGCACTCGACTGGACCACAGCTAGACTACCAGAATTGGTGACTATGGTGGTTCCAGCCGCCGGGCTCCAGGATATCCCACCTCTATAAGAGATGAGAGCCCCGGCCGTAGCGGGAGCTGACACACGGCTCACCGAACGAGTCCCAGACTCCATGGTCCGCCTCTCGTTTGGTGTTCGGTTGGAGGTCTTGGTAGCCTTCCTCCGGGCTCTTGTCCGCCTCTTGGTCATTGCGTTTGTGGGGCGCCAGGCCCACCCCACGTAAGAATCGGTGTATTCGAGGCCATTGGGGAGAACCTTCTAACTCGGCCTCAAGTTCTCTAAACTGTGGATCCTTCGAGTTGAGGTACCTGAAAAGAGTCTTTTCCCAGGTTGTCAGAAAGCATTTGTCTCTACTGAGTTCATGAGAACAGAAGTTAAACTTCTTAAGTTCTCCACTCAAAGTAGTCTCGCAGGGCAAGTATTCCTTACACTCGTGCCCAAGTGTCCGGTACTTTTCCTGTGCATCTGGCACAAAGCCCTCAACTGAATCATCTCCCATAGCCATGCACCACTCTGAACCAATTAACTTGGCCATCAAGCAGCGGATACGAGAGTTGGAGCTGGATGTGCAATACGATCCCGACTTCATGAGGCCAGGTAGCCCTTGAGCTATCAATGTGCCATCACTCAGTTGGAATACTGAATTAGCTAGACAGGTAAACCTGTTCCGAGCCGCTTTCGCAGCAAGGGGACCAAAGTCTCCTAGCTTAATTCGCATCTCACAATCCTCCATCAGTTCCCAATGTTGGACTGACCAATCAAAACCTGAAATATCAGCCTCAGCAGCAGGAGATTTTGTCGCGCGATATGCAGCGTACTCCCACACGGCCTCAGCTTGATGAGCCTGTGAAAGGCCCATTCCGGGTTTCGATGGACAAGATTTCCACCGACTAATCTCAAGGCGGTTCTGGTAGCCAAACAGCATCCTCTCCACCAGTTGGTCTATCAGAGATACAGATGATATCAATCTAAATCGACCTTCTCGAATCTTACGAGAGGGGTGTGGCTCTTGTTTGACAAAGAGTCTCACCGGGTCGCAGAGACCCATCTCAATAAGAGAGACTGGTGTTGGATCGGAACCTGGATCGGCTCGGCTGAGCGCCTCGAGTCGCGCATAGACCGCCTCCACTACAAGGCTCATAGAGCGGTCCAGCACTACCCCGTTTGTGGATCCTATCAAGCTCAATGGGACGCCGGGGCTGGCGTCTCGGTTGAGCGATTTGCTAAGCGCGACTTCTTGGATTTTCCCCTTGATTTCCGCTGGATCCCAGCTGCTTCCTTGGAGACAGAAGCGCTGGCGGATTCTGGGGTAGTCCTTGATGAGCTCGCTGCTGGCGCGCTTAAGGTTGCTCGGGGGGGGGACGGGTCTGAACCTGCCTGCTTGATAGAGCAAGCTTCCCTTTTCTGCTTGAGATCCTCTTTCAGGCCAATCAAAACCTGCGAGAGAAGGGAAAACTGCTCTTGCATCTTCGCAGAGCTTTGAAATTGGGCTTCGACCAGTTTCTCTAAATTTGACAGACGATCTTCCGATCTCAATGAGGGGCATTCCGTCCGTCCTGAGAAACCTGGGTTCTCCGTACTTGATTCCAGACATGTCGAGTACGGCGGCGAGCACGCGCTCACCGCCTCCTGGCAGTTTAAAGACTGGATAGTCTCAAGACGTTGATCCCACATATCCTCCTCGGCTTCCACCATATCAGCCCACGAGGTGCCTGATTCGCGCAATCGCTTATTGAGAGCTAAAGCATCATCAGCAGACTCCCAGGCATACTCTGCACCGGAAATCTTATAGCGACCGCGTCCATAGACATGGATGTCATCCACGTCATCCCTTGCCTCCATCTCTTCTCCTTCAACCTCCCGCCAAGCATCACCCTCATACTCTGATGATTCGTTCTGCTCGTGGAAAGGCGAGAGTGTAGTGAATGAATTTTCTTCACCGATCACCTCCCACCTTCTGTGGACTCCAACCACAAGGTCCTTGTAATAAAGAGGGGTGCCGCTCCATCCACGCTTGGTGGAACATGAGTGGCAACCAGCGAATTTCTTCGAATCCTCTTTTGCATACGCAAACCCGGTTGAGGAGAAAACTTTCTGTGTAGTCTCAGCACCATAAGCTACGACGGGCAGTCTGCCTTTGACAGCTCCTACCTTCGCGGCTTTCACGCCTAGACGTGACCACACTGAAGCCGGTACTCGGATCGCGATTATATCTGCATCCTTGGTAGGGGAGACATATTCTACGTTCCATTCCCGGTCGATAGAGACCCTCAAGCCTTCTTTCGATGCCACGGAGTACTTGGCCAGGTATAAGTCGTTCAACTTGCCATTCTGAACAACGTGGAAACTCGTCAAGAGTAGGGAGTCAGAGCCGCAATGAACTCTTGCTCCCATTCCAACCACGTGGCCAGCTTGGTCTTGGATACATACCAATGATCCTGGTTCTTCCCCCGGTTTGATAGACGACATGGGTGATGCGTAAACACTAGCTTCTTCCCTCTCCTGCTTTACGGTGGGGAGGTAAGGCCAAAAGTTCGGCTGGATCACCACATGATGCGTCCTTCCATCTACGAGAACATCTGCGTAGACTCCCTTTTCTGGCGAGAATTGAGGTTGCCCTTGTATCTCAAGCCAAGATTCAGAAGCCGCTTGGGGTTCAGATTCCACCCTTACCCGACGCGAGTCGAGCCAAGCGGACAGCCCTTTCCACACCAGCAGCATCAAGTAACCCAGAACGACGCTCCTCATCCCTAACACCCGGTTTGACCCAGGCTCGCTGGTGGTCTCTGTTATCCACAGGAACCCCCCGAGGGAGATAAGCGTCAGGATTATCTCTAACCACTTCATGGTGTGAAACGCAGCAAAAGAACTCCTTTAACGCAGAGAACTCGAAAAGTGCTCTACGGGATGTTCGCCTCTCAAAGAGTGGACCTCTATGAGCAGCGGAGCGAAGCGCTTCAGTCAGAGTCGTGTCCACCTCTGCCCTGATAAACTATCTCCTCTTCTGAGTCGGAGTCTACCTGGGCGGTGAACGCACCACTGACCTCGCCGGCCGAGAGTCTGTCGAATTTAGACAGGAACTCCGAGTAAAACTCAGCTTCCTCGTCCTCACTTGACTCCTCTTCTCCGCACTTGCAGTTATACTGCTCGCACGTAGCCTCGATCCGTGAAGGAGACAAAGACCTAAATCGGTCCACCTCAACGGAAAAATCCTCCAAAGTCTTTCCACAAGACTCACAGGAAATCTCAACGTACAGGTAAGAACACGAGTCGTAGTCGTAGTCGCCCTCGATCTCGACGTCGTCGATCTCGCAACTATGGACAGCCCACTTGTACAGTGGTCCAGAACCGTAGTATGCACGGAAAGCGCTCGCTGTTGTTTGACTCGGATGGACTTTAATCTCCAGGCGAGTCATGCACTTTGACTATTGTCTTCAAAGGCTAAAAGCAGTTCAGTTTTCTTCCTCCTGAACTAGAGGCCAAATAAGTAAGTTTTACCTTACTTATTTTGT